GCGTTCGAAGGCCACATCAGCCCAGTCGCCTGGGCCAGCGTGAACATGGTGCTCGGCGTGGCTATGGCTATCGCTCGTGTGGTGTCGCAGCCGAAGGTGACTGGAAAGGAGTAAGCCGTGCTCCTGCTGAATCTGATTCTGGCCTGGCTGTATCAGCTGAGGCCGCGTCCAATCGAATATCCCCAGGCGGCTGATGTTGAGCCATATCACGAGCAACCCCTAAGCCGCAGGGACCGCGCCCATAAGGCGGGCGTATGGACCTGTATGCCTGGGAATTGAATCTGAAGGGCTGGCTGGCAAATCCGGTCAGCCCGATCTCGTGAGCGCATTCGCCGAGTACGTTGACGAGGTTCGCATGAAACGCCTCCACGCCACCCTCCTGATCCTCTACATAGCCTCCTGCTTCGCATGGCTGTGCATCAATGAGGCGTGGAAGGCCTGCCGCAGAGAATGGAGGAAAGCCCATGGCATGCGCCGGATGTGAGCGTAGACGCGAGTGGCTGAAGAAATGGGCAAAGGTGTCATATGACCGAGCGCGTGGAATCGTTACTGACCCAGCTACTAGAAGAGCAGCGCAAGACGAACCATCTGCTTCTGATGCTAGTGGAAGCGCTGAGCGAAGAGAGTGAGAAGGATGAAGAGCCGAGCACCTACATGGACGGCTCGAGGGTAATCTGATGGCCAAGCTGAAGATGCACAAGCCGCATCAGCTAAAGATGGCCGACACCCAGCCAGTCAAGGTGGCAGTGGTAGCTGATAGGCGCATCACTGGGCGCAGGCTGCAGGCTCGTCGCTATGCGGTATGGCTGCGCGATCCGACGTGCGCAATGTGCGGACGTGTCGTTGCCTACCCATCGGGCTTCGAGCTAGACCACGTTGTGCCGCTCTTCATGGGTGGCGAAGACGTAGAGGAGAACTGCCAGGTGCTATGCGTCGAGGTGCGCATCATTGATGGCCGTCGCGTGAAGACGGGCTGCCACGCCGAGAAGAGCGCGACCGAAGAGCAGTAGTGAGAACCGATCTCATTTGCAATCCAGAGAGGAAGAGCAGTGATGCGAACCGATCTCATTTTCAACCATAGGGGTAGGGGTGGGGTGAAAGTTCGAGGTCTTCCGATGCAGGAAACCGCGCCCTCACTCATTCAGAGATTAAATCCCGCTTAACGAGGACCGTTAACCATGGCGTTAACTGAACAGAAGCGCCGGTACGCCGATGCGCGGCTGGCCGGTATGCCAAAGAAACAGGCCGCAATTGAGGCCGGCTGCCCAGAAAAGACAGCAGCTCAAGCCGCCTCGCGCTACGAGAAAGACCCCGACGTGCAGGCTGCAATGGGGCGGTCAGTTGCTGTAGCAAAGCAGCGCAAAGACGAGCCGCAGATAGACCCAGATCCGCACATACCGGCGCAAGCTGGCGATCCGCTCGAATTCTTCCGCCTCATGATGAATGACCTAGAGGCTGAGCCGAAACTTCGCCTCGATGCTGCCAAGGCGCTGGCCGCGTTCACCGTGACGAAGCCAGGTGAGCTGGGCAAGAAAGACCAAAAAGCCGACGCCGCAAAGAAGGCATCCGCCGGCAGATTCGGACAGAGCGCCCCTCCGCGACTCGCAGTCGACAATACAAGGTGATTTGAATGGAATGGTCCACTGCCTGCCTAGACTGGGAGCAGCGGATAGTTTCCGGCCGGTCACTGGTTCCGATACCGCCGCTGTTTCCTGATGAGGCGCAAGCGGGCCTAGAGGTTATGCGTCAGCTTAGGATCGTTGACGCGCCTGGCAGCCCGACTATCGGTGAGGCGTGCGCGCCTTGGGTGTCTGATTTTGCCGGTGCCGTGTTCGGCTCCTACGATCCGGACACTGGTAGGCGCGAGATCAAGGAATTCGCGCTCGTCATTCCGAAGAAGAACTCGAAGTCGACCATCGCAGCCGCGATCATGCTGACGCTGCTGATCCGAAACTGGAGGCAGTCTGCCGAGCTGATCGTTCTGGCCCCTACTATCGAGGTGGCCCAAAACGCCTTCGCCCCGGCGCGCGACATGGTGAAGCATGACGAGGAACTGGCAGATCTGCTGCATGTACAGGAGCACATACGCACTATCACGCATCGAGGAACAGGCGCCACGCTCAAGGTCGTAGCGGCTGACTCCAATACGGTCGGCGGTAAGAAGGCCAGCTTCATTCTGGTGGACGAGATCCACCTGTTCGGCAGCAACAACAACGCCGAGAACATGCTTCGAGAGGCAACTGGCGGTCTTGCGTCACGGCCAGAGGGCTGCATCATCTATCTGACTACTCAGTCGGATAAACCGCCTGCGGGCGTGTTCCTGCAGAAACTGCAGTACGCCAGGGGGGTTCGCGACGGTCGGATTGATGACAAGCGTTTCCTGCCGGTGATCTACGAATTCCCGCAGCGCATGATTGATGCAGGCGAGCATCGCAAGCCGGAAAACTTCCACATCGTGAACCCGAACCTGGGGTACTCGGTTGATCGCGAGTATCTAGAGCGCGAACTGGCCAAGGCCGAAGAGTCAGGCGAGGAGTCGCTGCGCGGCTTCCTCTCCAAATTCCTCAACGTCGAGATCGGCCTGGCGCTGCTCTCGAACCGCTGGGCCGGTGCTGAGTTCTGGGAAGCACAGACGCGAAAGGCCATTACCCTTGAATACATCCTAGAGCGCAGCGAGGTCGTGACTGTCGGAATCGACGGCGGCGGCCTGGACGACCTGCTAGGAATGGGCGTGATTGGCCGCGACCGCGACACGCGCGAATGGCTGGTTTGGTGCCGCGCCTGGGCGCATCCGTCTGTTCTGGAGCGCCGCAAGGACATTGCTGCGAACTTGCACGACTACGCACGCGCTGGCGAGCTTGTTCTGGTAAAGCGCATTGGCGACGACGTGGATGAGGTTGCTGACATCGTGGAGCAGGTCGAGGCGGCTGGCTTGCTGCATCAGGTTGGGCTTGACCCTGCCGGCATCGGAGCCATCCAGGAAGCAATCGCGGTGCGCGAGGTCGATCAAGAGAAGTTAGTAGGTGTCAGTCAAGGCTGGCGGCTCGGCGGCGCCATCAAGACAGCTGAACGCAAGTTGGCCGAAGGCGGAATGCTGGTTGCGGACCAAGCAATGATGCGCTGGTGCTGCGGAAATGCCCGCGTAGAGCCAAGAGGCAACGCAATCCTCATAACCAAGCAGGCAAGCGGCTCGGCAAAGATCGACCCGCTGATGGGCTTGTTTAACGCCGTTTCGCTCATGGCTGCAAACCCGCCTGGCCAGGCAAACGTTAACGACTTCCTAGACAACCTGGTGATCGCCTAATGGCAACCCTCAATGACCCCGGATTCTGGCAACGGTTCTGGAGCCGACTCTCCGGACGCGCGCGCCTGGAAGATGGCCAGCGAGCCCTGCCATTCGATTCGCACACAACCCCTTCCGGCTCGACTGTCGGGCCTGACTCATCGCTGAAGCTATCGGCGGTGTGGGCGTGCGTGCGGCTTCGGTCGCAGACTATCGCCTCGCTGCCTCTGCATTTGCGGGCTGAGGACAAGTCGTTTGCCAAGCAGCACCCGCTGTATCGGCTGTTGCACTCGTCGCCGAATGCGGACATGACAGCGAGCGAGTTCTGGGAATCGCAGCTTGCGTCACTTGATCTTTGGGGAAACGCGTTCGTTCTGATCGAATGGGACGGCCGACGTGTCGTGTCGTTGACCCCGCTCAACCCTGAAAAGGTCGTAGTTGTTCGCAGCAGCTCAGGCGAACTGACCTACGAGTACACCAAGGGCGGCAAGGTAACTGTCTACCGCGAGAACGAGATCCTTCATCTGAAGGGCTTCACGCTCGACGGGATCATGGGGCTGTCTCCTATTCAGTTTGCAGCCGAAACCATGGGCGGGCTGATGGATGCGAACCGAGCCGCGTCCAGGGAGTTCCAGAACGGGTTGAAGGTGGGCGGGTTCCTCAAGACAGGCGCTACTACTCTCCAAAAGGACCAGCGCGACCGGCTGCGAGACTCGCTCTCTCAGTTTGGAAGGCCTGAAAACGCTGGGAAATGGATGGTTCTTGAGGCCGGAATGGAGCCGGCCAGCGCGCAAGGCATCCGGATGAACCCGGCAGACGCTCAGCTTTTGGAGTCTCGTTACTTCGGAATTGAGGAGATTTGCCGGGCATTCGGCGTTCCGCCTCAACTGATTGGGCATACCGACAAGGCTTCGAGCTGGGCGTCCAGCCTGGAAAATACAAATCTTGGCTTTCTTACCTACTCGCTACGGCCGACGCTGGTTCGCATCGAGCAGGCCATCACGAAAAAGCTGCTTCTCCCAGAGGAGCGTGACCAATACAGGCCGAAGTTCAGCGTCGAGGGCCTGCTTCGTGCGGACTCTGCCGCGCGAGCAGGCTTCTACTCGCAGATGCTTCAGAACGGGGTGATGAGCCGCAACGATGTTCGCGCGCTTGAAGACCTGCCGCCAGTCGATGGCGGTGACGCGCTCACCGTACAACTGAACCTGACCACTATCGATAAGATCGGTGCTCCGGAGGAGACCCCATGAATCACAAGACTCTGGACGTATCGTTCGAAATCAAGGCTGTCAGCGATGACGGCCTTTTTTCTGGGTACGGTTCCGTGTTCGGCAACGTAGACGGCGGCGGTGACATCGTTCATGCCGGCGCTTTCACGAAGTCGATTCGGGAATGGGAGGACCGCAAGCGGATGCCGCCGGTTCTCTGGAATCACGATCGCAACGAGCCAATCGGCGTTTACACGTCTATTCGCGAAGACGAAAAGGGCCTTTACGTCGAAGGGCGGCTGCTGGTTGACGAGGTGCAGCGAGCCCGAGAGATCCATGCACTTATGAAGGCCGGCGCACTGGACGGAATGTCCATCGGTTACGGCGTGAGGGGTGCTGACCGCGACAAGTCTACTGGCGTTCGAAACCTCAAGGATCTGCGCCTCTTCGAGGTAAGCATCGTCACCTTTCCCATGAATGAAGCGGCGACCATCGACGCGGTGAAATCCGCGCTTGAGGAGGGCTCGCTGCCCACTCTGCCCGAATTTGAGAGGTTCCTGCGCGAGGCAGGCTTCTCGAAAACCCAGGCCACTGCAATCGCAAGCGGCGGACTGGTCAAGTTGCTCCGGAGTGAGTCCGGCGACACCGAAGCGAAAAAAACGCTAAGCGATGCGCTGGCGATTCTTACTAAATCAGCATAAGGATTCACTCAAATGTCCGACGAAAACCAACTGGTCCAACTGACCACTGAGTTCAAAAAAGCCACCGATGAAGTCAAAAAGCTGGGCGAAGACATCACCGGCAAGATGGCACACGGCGAGAAAATCACCTCCGACCTGAAAGAGCAGGCAGATAACGCCCTGACCACGATGAACGGCTTCAAGGCCCGCGTCGATGAGTTGGAGCAGAAGCTGGCCCGCCGCGGCGAAGAGCATGAAGGCCAGCAGCATAAAACCTTCGGCGAACAGTTCGTGGAATCGCCGTCGTTCAAAGGCCTCGCTGACTCCAGTTCACAGCGTGGCCGTGCCGACATGCAGTTCAAGGCGACCATCCCCCTGGCGACCACTGACGCGGCCGGATCTGCTGGCGACTTGGTGCAGAATACCCGCCTGCCGGGCATGATCATGCAGCCCGAGCGCCGCCTGACTGTGCGCGACCTCATCACCCCCGGCCGCATGGACGGCAACGTGCTGGAGTACGTGCAGGAAACCGGTTTCACCAACCGCGCCGCGCCTGTCGCCGAGGGTGCGCTGAAGCCGACCTCTGACGTTCAGTTTGAGCTGAAGAACACCAGCGCCAAAGTGATCGCTCATTGGGTCAAGGCATCCCGCCAGATCCTGTCCGACGCGCCCATGCTGGCCAGCTACATCGATGGCAAGCTGCGCTACGGCCTGGCCTATGCCGAAGAGCAGCAGCTGCTCAATGGCGACGGCACCGGTCAGAACCTGCTGGGCATCATCCCGCAGGCCACGGCTTACTCGGCGCCGATCACCTTGGCTGGTGCGACCACTATCGACACGCTGCGTCTTGCGATGCTGCAGGCAGTGCTGGCTGAGTTCCCGGCTACCGGCCACGTGCTGAACCCGATCGACTGGACTGGCATCGAGCTGACCAAGGACAGCGAAGGCCGCTACATCATCGGTCAGCCGCAGGGCGTGGCATCTCCCACCATGTGGGGACTG